GAACGCACGAAGGGAATGACGGAAACCGATGCCGAAGCAGAGTTCCCGATGGAGACAGTCATAACAAGCGCCTCACCACTTCCAAGAATCTCAGGCCCCGGAATGGATACCGGGATCATGAAAGAGGAAATGGCAGTGCAGCTATTGCCGATTGGTGCAACCAGGGAGAAGCCACAAAGAAAGAGGTAGTCATCTCTCGATGCATCAGCCAGGGAATTGAAAGGATCCCTGACGGACCACGTCACTCCGTTGGGGAGTTGTTCAGAAACGTAGATCCCGATAGCGCCATAAACAGAACACGAGGCGCTGGCACCATAGATACCGACATTCCCCTCAACCGCTTGCACCATACACTCGGCAGTCCCTGGAGCCGTGGTGGCACCAGTGGCGACTCCGATGGAAGGTTCAGCAACAAGCGTATAAGACTGAGGCGTAGAAGGAAGAAAAGTCTGAACATACGCCCAGCTCGGGAAGTTAGTGATTAAAGCACCAGTACTTGAAAGACCAGTGCCGCCGATAACCATGTCACCCCAGATGCGGGGATCACCTCGACGAGCGGCTTTCCGCTGACGAGAAGATCCCGTACGGCCCGGCATGGGAGGAGATCCCATGCGGCTGCCTCTATTACGATTCCTTGCCATACAAAACTCCAATGCTTTAGGGAAAACACTCCTACTGATTAAACCTACGGCGGAGTGATTGAAAACCGTGGGTTATGGAACCATTGGACGGTGCGGGAAACTCTCGAGGCTCCGCAAGTCTGGCTGAGTCCGCAGCCTGGACATCACGGGGATTGGGGGTGATGTTGAAATTAACACCAGTGAAGACAAACTGGACAGGACGAACTTCAGAGTGAAGTTGAGCCGCCCTTCCGGGATGAACTAACTCTACCGCCGCTTCAAAGCCGGGAATATCCCGGCGGGTTCCCCAATCTAGGAGACCAGTAGTGTGAGTACGAAGGCTGAACCCACCTACATTCACCACGTCTTGCCCCCTAATCCAAGAACCCCATTGAAAACTCTGCGACTGTCCATACTCACCGACTTGATAAAATCGAGGAGATGGAGAGATGGGGGTGGAAATGGAAAACCCAAACGGGAGAGGAATCTGACCCGTAAGGATGGAAAACGGGGCTGAAGTAAACGTGCTGACGGTCGCAATGGCAGTCAAAGAATGAATGCCCATAACAAAGCGGCCAGGAAAAGAGCCAACAGTATCAAGAGGATCCTGATCTGGTGGCGGACCTCGTAAACCCTCAAACCCAAGTGGACTCGAATCAGTATCCATAGTAAACTCCTGAATAACCGCATTGTTTGATCTCCCTCCGCACAGATTGTGCACTAAGTGGAAATTAGAGAATCCACAACCGACTTAGAAAGCAACTGAACCACATCCAAGAGCCATTCAACCTTGATCTCACCTTTGAGTGAGACGGCTGTAACTGAAGAATGGTCCGAGGGACAGACACGGGTTAGAGCAAGGATGTAGTAAGCATCCCGAGGCTCGAAAGTAAGTTTAAATAAAGAAGCCTCAATCGCATCAGCGATGCGATCGGCTATAACCTGCTGCACACAGTCTGCCATGGTAAACTCCTCAACGGGTTGATTAAGCCCGCTCTAATTAAGGTTTTCACGAAGATGGGACCCATTATCATGAGTCCACATTAACTGCTGTCTCAACTTGAAGGCCTGGAGGATTTTCCAGGTTCGTCCTCTTGAGTAAGCGCGCAACTCTAACCTTCTCACCAAGATACTGGAGGACAGGAGACTTTAGAAACATACCTGGGGAGAATCCCCAGAAGCGTAAAGCTCCATCCTTCCGGGCAACTGCTGTGAGTGCCGCCCTAACGAACTCCATATCAGGATTGATAAGAGTACGTTCTATAACCTCGCGAACACACCAATCGTGGTCATACAGCCAATCGCACATTTCTGTTGCGCGGGGGTGATGAATCCCCTGAACGACTTGTTGTGACCAACGGACCGTATCATACTGTCTTTTCCAGTCGTCTACGTCCCTACGCTCATAAGAGGTCATCGGTATCGCTAAATGCATGATAGACCTCACTCCGAGACACAAACCATAACTTGGCAGTGCCTTGTCTTCCCCAACAACCTCATAGGAGTACCAATTCTGAAGAAAATGGACTCCTCTCGGCTGATAGGTGGACTTCTCAACTGAGAGCGTCATACCTAGATCTGCGGATAGCACCTCAGCCATTGATTTCATGGAGACCTCCCGAGTGAAGGTGGTAGCTCCATCATCGCCCTGGGTATACCAGGAGCGAACTCTACTGCCGCACTTGTATGCGGCGTAGTGTATGACCAATGCATTGGCTACGCTATCAACCCAGTTCGTATTCACCGAACCGGATGGCACACCGCCGGAGCGATCAGACCCTGGATAGAATCTGCCCGGCATAATGAGCCCGGTACCCTTGAATTCCTTTCGACAGAACTCAACGAGGGGACCAGCTTCCCTAACGAACCAGCTCTTCATCATGTCGAAAACGATATCTATGACCTCAAATGGCACAGATTGGTCGAATCCCTTAAAATCCGTAGACATGATCGGAACATTCTCAGAAAGGAGACGCGTCATCTCGACATCAACGTCATGGGGACTGTTCCATGCACAGAAGTGTTTCTTCTGCCTAGTTGAGTCAAACAGTGGTTTGCGAATGCACTGGACAACTATTGCCGACGCGCGTGGCATCATAAAGATCAGTCTGGTTTTAGCAAACCATGGGGGAACGGGGTCCGCTTGGTTCTTACGCCCGCGGGGTTGGCCTCGATACCCTCCAATAGCTGGTAGCTCATCGACCCAAGCAGGGTCAGCGTCACTATCCCAAATTTCATTCGCAATGGATAGTGCGAGAGACTTAAATCGCAGCTGTGACGAAACGATCGGGAAGCCCATACCTGAGTTTGGGAACGTGTCAGCCACCTCCTTAGGTTGTAAAGGACGGAGTGGCTCGTCTGGACGGATACATGCGGTAACGGCCTGGATTGCGTAATTCATCGCTTCGCTGTCAATAGAGCACTGGAATGGCACTGAGTAAAAGCGGTGGGCTTGCTTGTCCATAGAATCACCAGCTGTCTGATCTAAATTACAAGCTGGCCTACGGGACATTCCACCAAATTGCCACACCTTCGCAGCCTCAATCCTGCGCAATCCTTCAGTCAAATCACCCAGTTGGCAGTAGTCAAAGATTGAATGACCAATCTTATCCCGTGCCCTCTGCTTCTCGGTGTCACTAAGTCCAGGACGAATCAGCGGGGAGACGAAATCCGCTGGATTGCCTGATCGAAGCGCACCCATCATAGAGTCAAGGGCCTCTTGACCGTCTGATGAAAACTCTAACTGACGTACTGAAAGTACTAGTAGTAGTGGGAAACCCACTACTAATAGGAGATCCAGTAGATGCAAAGAATGCATACGTCCCTCCAAATGTTTAAGCCACTCCCTGAATTAAGATTGCCTAACTCATGGGAAGGAGTGGCGACAAGATCCTAC